AGAGCAATCGAGCAACAAATTAAAGTATTCTAAACTCAGTTTCAATATTAATAAGAAATACTATTTCTGACACTAATGTCTGGTTTAGAACTTGCAACTAGACTGCATCCTATTATGATGCAATCTGTTTTTAAACCTTTTCCAAGAATTATACAATTGGCAGCTTTGCGCTCTTTTCTTGTTTTAGAATCTGTACTAAATATTCTATTATCGGTTATTATACTATTGCCCATAAATTATTTACATTTTATTCTTGACCTAGAGAAGTAGAGTCTGATCCTAAAAACTTATTGAAAACCTCATGCAGTTCTAATCTTTTATTTCGCTTTTTAGGTTTCAGGTTAGATATTTCTAAGTCAATTTTGCTTACAGCATTGAATATCATGCTGCTAATTTCTTCGTTGGTTATATTTGAATACAAACATTTTTCAGTAAGAAATTCTACATCAGCAACTATGTAATTCCTTATCTTCTTTAATATCTTATATTTTCCAGAATCATATACCTCTAGCAGAGCTTTTTTTATTAAAGCCTCTGCTTTAAATGGTTCTTGTACAGTGTAATTCGGAGTTGCCAGAGATATAAAGTTTTCCAAACTGTCAGATACACCTAACAAGATTATCTCTTTTTTATCATTAAGAAAATGCCTTTGTATAAATCCACTTATTCGGCATGTCATCACGGCATCTTGAACACTTAGTAATCTATTTTCTCTTACTGGCTTCATTGCAAAGTGGCTTCTCAATAATTTCATTATATCATGCTCTTCTCCTTTGATGCACAACATTAAGAACTTCATTAATTCTCCTAATAGCAATGTATTGGCAGGAATGAGATAGGAGCTTTTTTTCTTTGTCAGTCTCATCTGTCTCGCGATTTGATCATAAGTGGAAGAATCATCGATGATCTCCACTGGGTTCAGTTCTAAATTCATTTCAGCTAGTTTTAGGTTTTGACCGGTCACACTGAATCCATGGTTTTCTAAAACCATTTTGACTCTGTCTGAAATTTTTATGTCTTGCAAAGAGATTGTCTTGTACTCATAAAACTTGTTCATCACCTCATTATTTAATTTCATTTCATAATCAAAATGAACAGTGTCAGATTTAGTCTTTTTAAACCCGGGAATATATGTTTTGTTTTTTATATTCTTAAAAGCAATCAAATTTAGCACAGAATTACTAGTGTGGCAGGCTTCACATGCCTTTATAAGTTTAAGAATTTCAAATAAATCAAATCCTTGTGATGTCATCACTTCACTTGCTGAAAGAGAATGGAAATCAGATCCATTCGCCTTGTATGTTTTAATTCCTTTAGAATCATTGATCATTGCAAATTTTAGCATGATACAAACATCTTTGAATGTTGATAAGCTATTTGTCCACTGTGTTAACTTTTCTACAGCACTATTTATTCTATCAGTTGCTCTGTACTTACTTTCCACGATCTGATCTAACAGATCTTTGTGGAAATCAACAGTTGTTTGAAACTCAACTTGTGTAAGATAATCTTCAAACTCCTCTGAAGTTGTACATGTTTCTAAACCTTCTATGGCTAATTTGTGGATTTGATCGACAGAATCTTTAATATAATCTATTGTTTCCCCATCATCAATTCCCAAGATTGATTGCTCTATTAGATTTTCCATCTCGTTACCATACTCTAGACTTTTCTTTAAATTAGCTAGTATAGTGTCTATTAAGCTGTCACTTTCTATCGATTTGTACAATTCAGTGTAACATTCCCCCGTTTCAGCTGTTCTTAATTTGTATTTTGATTGATTGCTCATCATGTTCCACGCAAAATCTGAAGATGGTATGTACTTTATGCTGCCTTTAAATTTTATCCTCTCTAAAGTTATAGGTTTTGTTGTATCATTAATCAATATCAACAATGTTTTGTTCGAGCTCTCATGGATGCAGAACTGATTGGGCATTAAATCAGACCTCATGTTGAGGAAAGTTCTAATTGCACTCTGCTTATCTATCAGCAACTTCTGCAACAACTTGTATGCTGATTTAACATGAACTTCCCAGATCTTTCCATCATCTTCTCTTTGGTATTCATAAGGCGAATGTAAATGAATTGAAACATCTTGATTTGTCATAGCTAACTGTCCATAGTTATACTGAGTCTTTATTCCTATTTTGTAAGTATGTCCCGAAACATAATATCCTCTGACATCTTGCTCATCTGTCTTTATATAATGGACTTCACTCTGCCTTATTTGGTCAATAACAAATTTGAATTCTTTCTCATTTATGTACCCAAAATTATATAACCATGCCGCATGTTTGCTCATAGCAATCATTTGTGGTCTGAATGATAAGGTTACGTGGGTTGATGTTTTTATATTATTTATAGCCCTCTTAACTTCAGAAATCTCTGATTTCATCTTCTTCATTAAATCTACCCCATTAAAGTTCAATCTACACAATATTTGCCTAATAGATTCTATGGTCATGTCTGGGAATAGACTTTGTAATCTATCAGAAACATAAGCACAACAATCAATCAGCTTTTCTAAATTCATGTCTCTCTGTAGCGATATGATAAGTCTTGAGCTTCTATCGATAACGAAATTCAAGTTAGTGTAAAAATTTATATTAGTTAATCTACTATATATAGTGCTCCAGATAGCCAATGTATTGGTGATGAATGTTTTGCCTAGATTGTATTTTGAGTAAAAAGGGAAATTCTTTCTAGAAAAACAGGTGTTAATAGAAAGAAGTTTGTTCTGAGACTGAATCATATAGTTGATGCTCAAAACATATCTTTTCAGCACATCAGCACATTGGAATTCTTCTGTCTTGTATTGCTTACCACCGTTTTGAATACATTCCTTGACATCATCAAATGTTTTCCTATTTCCAAAAATGTCATGCAGTATAGAGATAGATGTTTCTGTCAAAGGGAGCTTTTTTAAACCTAGATCAATCAGGTAATCCATACCATAAACAGCTGACATCACGATCAATCCTGGTGAGCCTTCAATTACACTAGGAACTTTTTCTGTTATAAACCACCTGAAGTTGTAGTTGGCTTTTGGAATTGAAGCATTAGCAACAGTGTTTTCCATTAAGGAAATAACCATCTCAAAGTTCATATCCCTGACCATGAGCTCTGAAATTGTATTTATAATCTTAAAGTCATTGCCTGATGAGTTCATTATCTCTTTCATCTTCAAAGACATGTTATCTTTGTATGAAACCATTTCTTTGGAGTTAGGATCAAGAAATGTTTTAGCTTTAGATCTTAATATTCTGTCCAGAGCCAGTTTTTCTGTTGATTGATTCGACATCTGATTCCTTTTACTTACACTGCTATATGTGTAAATGTTTGTTAAAATGTAGTCCTTATCATTCATAGGAGCAATTAAAAAAGATTCAGGATGGGAAGACATATGTCTGCTTAATTCTTCTAACTGGATCTGGGACAAGAATTTTGATTCATTAATTTCTCCAAGATCTCTTTCATCTAGATTATTAGGTTTCAATGCATTTAGTATGTCAGTGTTTTTCTTCAAATTGGGAAATAATTTGCAGAAATCTACAAAGCTAGAGTTTTTTAACAAAGAACTCTCACTAACAAAACTAGGCAACTTTATAATCTGCGTTATCATGGATTGAAATTTCATTCCCACACTTAAACTATCACAATCTTCTGACATTAAACTTGTTTTGAACAAATTTACCATGCATATCATTTTCTTATCTGCAATAGTTGTTCTTTTGGAAATCAATCTTTTGAATAATTCATTTATTCTCAAATCTATATAGCCCAGAGAGTTAACATTCTTCTTGAGACTACTGAAATCTTTTATATTGAAGAAGTCTAATATTATCTTGTAATATATCAACTGATCATTTGAAGAAGGTCCAAGGATGGATAGCAACTCTACAGGAGCATACATCCAACCACCAGCACAGATAGGAATTTCTCTCTTTGCCAAAGGGAAATCAATCTCTTTGACAATAGTAGTTATGTCGTTCTCCTCACCAGGTAACATTGAGTATATGCTTAATGACTGGACCTGTATTGCTGCATAAGAAAAAGGTATTAATTCGTTTGGACAACCTTTTCTTAAAAGCATGGTAATATGGATAGAGAGAGACATTAAGTCATCAAAATAGCTATTATGGGAGCTTTCAGTACTGCAATTGGCCAAATGCCTGCAATATAAAGGAATGACAGCACCATTTATTATTCTTTCTGATATAAATTCAACTTCTGATTCTGAAGCATAGCTTTTTTTGGGATTGAGCGTTATGCAATAGCTCTTGAAATGTGATTGTATGCTTCTGAAAAGCAATTCTGACAAACTAGAACAATTGAAGTTCAATAACAATTCCTTAATGTTCCCTCTGACCACCATTGATGTTGCATTGTCATCAGAATGAACCATCCACCTTATGGTGAAGTCATAGTCTTTCATTCTTTTCATAGACTTTTCATAGCCCATCATGGCACAAGAGTGATATACAGATGATAAGTAATTCAAGTTCCCTTGAAGCCAATTCATTGACACAGGGAATGTGTTTGTTTCCAAATTGTCTGTTAAGACAGATAAAGCAGTTCCGTATGAGCCATATTCTGTTTGACCTCTTTTTAGATTGAGGAAGATGTCGGTTGGAATGCAAACTCTTTTAAGCTTGACATACATCATTATACACTCACACATCAGGTTTATTTCTCCGGTTGTTAAGATAGGGTTCATTATAACAGCTAATATGTACTTGTATGTCAAATCTGATGCCGACCATTTTGATTGATCTGCTGATAAGAATGCCATTTTGCATTCAAGGTTTTTTTGGAGTGCCGTGTTATAATTTGTTATAGTATCATATGATAGCGATGCAAGGTTTTTAATCTTATAATCTCCAGATATTGATATTGCCTCAGAAGGATCTGCTTGGGCTACATGTTTGTATGTGTGCTCAATAAAATACAGCATCATCTTTGTCTTCATGCTCATGAGATAAATCTCTCTATCCATCTTTGTCCTCTGCATCTTTTCAAACACTGAAACAAGGAAATCTGTATTTCCTGCATTGGTCCTAGACTTCATCAAAATGAATTCAAGTAGTTGTATAAATGTTACTCTATTACCTTTCAATCCTCGACCCAGCTTTTCTAAAGCTTCCAGATCAATCTCTGTAATCTTGTTGAATTCTTTGATCAAATCATATAGCTCCTCACTAACCTTTTTTGATTTCAGAACAGTAGTTGTCTTGAAGTAGCCATATCTTACTTTCATAAATGTCTCCACTGTCAATGGATGACTCTTGTAGTAGAATTTGTCCTGATTTGTTTTCATCAAGACTTTGTTGCTGCCTGACATCATATTAGAGAAAAAATGAATATATTTTGATTCATCCAAACCTTCAATCTCCATAAAATTAATCAAAGATTCTCTGTCTTCTTCAAAACATTTTAAAACCCCTTTAAGTATGTATAAGTTTGGTCCTTTTATATCATCAGGATGTTTCCCAAATACTGATTTTAGAGCTGCTACTATTTCTGTATTCTTTATAATGTCGGCTTTTGAGCACTTTTTTGAAGATGTCAATGTTTTTATTTTGTATGGTGCTGATAAGAAATCTTCTTTATCTTCTATATTTGATCTGCAGGCACCAACATTGCTTATGTTCTTCCTATAATAGTCGAACAGAGTTTTTATGTTGAGAACACCATCTATAGAAAATGGACCTGAATCATTGAACATCTCTTTCTTGGGCTTAATTTCTTCATCTAACTTGAAACCCATCTTTTCTCTAAACTTAACTTCCCATTCAGCAGGTACACTTAAGAGGGTTGTAAGGTTATGCACATGGGTATGGAGTGATTTAGGCATCATATAGATTGCTAGATAAACATTATTGTAAAGACATTCTATAGTCTTCAATGTTGATCCTGTTATTGGGCAGACGATGTCTAAGTCTGATATCCCACCTGACATGTCATTTTCTTGGTCTATAGTCAAAGGTTTTATGTTGTTGCTCAGGTTGATTCCCTCCATTTTCAGTAGAAGAGTTTTTATGCCTGATACAAAAAAGCAGTCTATAACATTTGTTATGTCTGGATCAAATTTCTCTGCTATATATTCTTTGATATTTGAATAGTCAGAAAGTGGTAAGAACCCTGCATATCTCATGAAATCAAATATTCCCATTCTACTGAGTTTAGTGACAGTGCCTATGACCACAGAAGAAAACAAGATTTTCTGAAGATACTGAATCTTATTTTCAGGGCAGGTGAAAACATCTATAGAAGGCTGGTTCAACCACTTTTTTATTTCTGTACTTAATAATGAATATTGTGAGAATAAAATAGGAACTTTGCTGGGTGCTTTAAACAAGCTAAGAAGCCTCACTTGATTTAGTCTTTGTGGTTTCATTATATTGACAAAATAATTCCCTGATCTAAAAGATACAACCAATTCTTTTGTGTAGAGAGAAACAAAGTATGGTTGTATATCTTTTTCTACTCTGTGCAGAGTTATATATGGGACTCCTGACTTACCTGTGTTAATACCATCTCCTTTGAATGCGAGGCATATCATACTTGTGTTAGCACATGTCAAAATCTTGAAGTCAGTTTTCTTCATAAATCGATCTGCTACCATTAAACCTTTAGCCAGCTGCATCATATCTTCACTATAGGTATATATAGACAACTCTTTAGATACCTCATGGATATTTTTAGCAATTGTCATTTCAGATTCTATTAAATTACCTTTAGTGAATAATGACGCAGGGTTAGAGCAGTACTCATCATAAACTGAGTTTATTTTACTCTTTTTATTTTTCCTTTCATCCATACCATAAAGTACATACATAGCTTCTATCATAGACTCGCAAAAATACTTGACGTCAGGGTTGTCATGTCTAATAAGCTTTTTGTTGTGGGTAATGCTTTTCAAACTCATTTGATAAGGTATGTCAGCTTTTGATATATCATACTCCCCACTAGGAGTTTCAGGTTCATCATTATCCTTTTTAGATTTTGCCTCTTGAATTTTGCTTTTAAGCTCATTTTTTATGTCTATTTTCTTTTTCTTTCCCATATCTATATACATCAGACTCAGGCCTTTAAAGAAGTGTTTTCTAGCGTCACTAGAAGTTAAAGGTGATAAGGTAAATTCATTGCCATTTCTAGTCTTCACAGAACCTATCTCTCTCCATGTTTGAGAGGTGTCAGTTCTTTTAACTTGAATGCTACCATCTTTGACGTCCACAACATCTTCTAGAGCTGCTTTTGAATGCCCTGTGGTGTCAATGCTTAGATCCATTAAGCAAGTTTTCACTAGGTTAAAAAGGGTCATGGAGAAATGTAAATCTACTTTGCTGCCACCATACGATTTATGGTGAATCAGCTTGGGCTGTTCGATGAACGAAGTCCTGAAAGATTGTATTATAGCATTATTATAGTTGAGATCATTCATTTTTAGTTCTTCTGTCATCGGTGACCAACAAATAGAGAAATTTGTTTTTGTCTCTTGGAGATCATTTGTAAAGCAACCTGGATACTCTTTCTGGTACTCTCCTGCATTTATGTTGAAAGCCGTTTCTATGCTATCTATTTCTGTTTCTTTAGCTTTTTTAGATAAAACATCAGATTTTATTTTGTTGAAATGACTTTCATAAAGTTCTTCAAATGTATCTTCATTTTTGTCTAAATACCTTTTTAACTCTTCTTCTGTTTCAATGGGGTCAACCTTCATCATTTCACAGTGTGCTTTATACCCCTCAAACCTGTCTTTTAAGTGTAAATCACTCATAGTATCTTTAAAATATAGATAGCTACCAAATAAAAAATGGACTATCATATCTTTTTTTATTTTCTCATTCGGCATAGCATCAATTAGATCAATTATATCTTGGCTAGTTTGATTGTTCGTTAAATTTGTTTTCCTGTACTCATATGACCAGTGGCTAAAAAAGACTTCTGATGATCTGTTCATGTACTCGCCCACTTTTGATAAAAGAGAGTTTTTGAATGCTTGAGTCTCTGCATAAAACCGCCTAAAGCAATCAGTTCCCAATCCAATAAGCTGTCCTATAGAGTTAACAGATATCAACTTTGCTGCAAGAGCTGCTTTTCTTCTATCATTGAAAGTTCTGTAGGGTGAATTTCTGAGTTCCTGAATCACTCTACTCGTCGTAGCAGTAATTGACATATTTCCACTGGGATTGAGTATGACTATGGTGACAAATATTGGATGCCTTTCCAAAAAGGGCTGGCCATCTACAGTTATGTCTTTAAATGTTTTCCACACACTCGTGTAATAATTTTCAGATGTTTTAGTTTCTGACATAGTATCCACAGAGACTTTCCAGTCATATATCATCAGACATGCTCTTTCACCCGATGTTTCTTTGTAGATTGTATAGTTATCAGGTGTCAAGTGTTGGAAGACCAATTTTTCTTTCAGGTCGTCAATATTAGGTATTTTATTCATAATAGAGGTAGAGGTATTGCAAAATTCTATATAAGACATGAGACAGTCTTTCAGGAAGACATCTGATCTATGTTTAGGAGCAAAATGCAACTTTCTTCCAGCAAGTACACCGAATAGATCATGTCTCATCAGTTCAAGTTCTTTATATTTATCTAAGAATAAAAAGATTTCTGTTTCCATTTCTTTTTGATCAATAGATGAAGAACTTTGGTGGTATCTAGACTTCATGTCTTCAATTTTATCTAAAATATAATTCATTGACATTATTGAATTCAAACCAGAGTCAATGACACCTTTACCTTCAGGGTAACTTCTCTCCACAATATTCGACATTGACATGATTTCATCTTTTATCCTTTGTAGATACACAGTAATTTCCCCTGATGTATCTAGGAAACTGTTTATAGTTTGGATGTTCATTACTGATATTTTATTGTTGCACGATTGCTCT